GTTCTCTCCATTTCTTTCAGGTCAGACACATTCTTCTCTCTATTTGAGAGATAAGGAATTGCAATACAGTCTTTAAGTGGTTTTATCTTTCGGAACAGATCATTCAGGTAGCATAACTTTGCAGTACGCTGTGAACGCTTGTCCTCAAGGGTTTTGCCCCATGAAAGTGAAAGACCACCATGACTAATAGGAACCGAGATCGATCGTACAGTTTGGTTGAGCTTCATCCGATTAACGGACTTAAAAAGCTCCTGAACCTCGATTGCTTCAGTTTCTGGCATAGCAAGTTCCAAATCTCTCAGACATTCGCCAAGGACTCGGCTACGTCTATCAAGAACGTTTTGTTTTCCTGAACCAACCACATTCCCATCAACAATCAGCTGAGAGTTGACAGTCCCATATCTGGGATGAATGTAATTTTTCCCTGCGGAAAGATCCAGTCCAAAATTTGCGACTTTCTCTTTCCAAACTGGGTAGGTTTCAGGACCTGTACGCATCAGTATATCATCCCCATTAATCAAATATTGATCGGGGGTTAGACCACTGAATTTTGCGGTACAGTCATTCAAGAGACACAACAGAGGAAAGGATAGAAGAGATCCCATCAATTGTCCAGATTTCTGCAGGACTGGCGTTAAGCCAGAATTCTGCGGATAGACAAGTAAATGGGGTGAAATCTCCTTCATCGCCCAACGTTTAGTTGGTTCGTGATCTATACTTTCCAGAATCCCTTCTAAGAGGGCCCTAGAGCCCTCAATCGAAAAGGAATCTGTTGCAGCCGAGTAATCACCAGAGATCCAAACATCCCCTTCACTAGATTGCTCGAAGAGACGCTGGATAGCAGTCTCCAATCTATTTGTGCCGTGTGTTAAGCAAAACTGAGGGTAGTCCCCCAGTGCCAGCCACATAGCACGTTGAAGAGGTTTAAGACAAAATGTGTCTCCTTTTCCCGCTGTAATTGTCCTCACCTTTAAAGGCTCTGGGACCGGCTCTACCCTTACGGGGAGCGGACCTACAGGAGGATAAGCAGGGAAGGTTAAACACTTTGTTGTTCCCGTTCCCACTTTCGGACTGAGAGATTCGGTAAAACCGAATTCTTCGATGTCTTCAAGTAGAGGATCTAGAACAGAAGTGTCTTGACACGTGTCTACAACTGTTTGGATCCACTTCTGGCGAAAGTTCTCATGGTATTTACGTCGTAACTTGTAAAGGTTACGGGCGAACGAATAATCTTCAATCAAGGGAATCCATTTATTTTGATCCCCTTGATCGCTGAAATCCGTTTTACGTTGAAAGTACTTATTTTCAACCATATTTCTTCC